ATCGCCGCATGCGTAGCGGCAGGCATTCCAAACGAACCGGACCACCCGCCGGGGAGAACGGCGTATCGGAATCCACCCTAAGACCGACAGTCGGCGCGCCAGGGAGAAACGGGCCGATGCGCCGCCCCGGTGGCCGGGACGTTCGAAGTAGCAGGCAAGGCTGGGCCTAGCCGGGGCTCATAACCCCAGGCATGCGCGGTTCGAATCCGCGGCCTGCCACCCCTCGGAGGTTGACAACCTACCTTGACAGACCTGAACGCGACGGTTGATTTGCTACCCCCACGATGCTCTACCTGTGGAGGTGGCGGCGGGATCAAGGGCGACTTCATGATCCGCGATTGCCCCGACTGTGATGCGGCAGCCCAAGCCAAGGCGACCCGGAAGCGGTGGGCTCGGGACGATCCTCGGAGGACCCCACCCGACTACTACTTGACCGGGTAGTTGAGATGGCCTGCCAGAAGTGCGGCAAGGACCACGGAGACGGATGCTCGGCCCACCGCTCACACGGCGGAGAGCCTTGCAAACAGACCCGAGGACTGACCACCACCCAAGACGGCCGGCGAATCTGCGCCACTCATGGCGGTAGATCCCCCAACCTCAGGGCCGCGACCGAGAGTGCGAACGTCGAGCGAAAGGCGCTGCTGGCGATCCGCCGAGAGGGCGTGGAGCCCGTGGGCGATCCCGTCGAACTCCTGTTGAGCCTCACCGCTGAGGCGGCAGAGTGGCAGCGGCAGCTCCGGGAGATCGTCGCCGGCCTCTCGCTGATCCGCTACGAGGACGCCAAGGGCGCCGAGCAGTTGAGGTCAGAGATCGCCCTGTACGAGCGGGCGCTCGATCGGACGCAGAAGTTCGCCACCGACCTGGCCAAGCTCGGGTTGGAGGAGCGGCGCACCCGGCTGGACGAGCGCTACGGAGCGCAGATCGCCCAGGTGATCCGGGGATGCCTCATCGCGCTGGGTGTCGATCCGGAGCCGTTGGCTGTCCGCGAGGTGGTCGAGGCTCAGTTGATGATCGCGGGTGCGTAGCGGTACGCTTAGGATGCCGGGCGCTACGCATCCTGCCAAGCGCTACGCAGACGCATTAGCGATCTCCAAGAGCACGTCGGCGTGACACGGCTGATCCAATGAGCACCAGCACACAAGATCGTGCCCCCCGAGCAATTCAACGGCCTTACGGCGCGATGAGCCATCCCACCACATGGTTACGACCTCGCGATACAGGCCCACGGCCAACTCGGGAGTGATCTCGACCTCCACGCCGTTGACGAAGGCTCCGCTTCCGACCACGAACGGGTTTCCCCACTTCGTTGGTCGGCCGACGTAAACGGCTCCCTCGGGCATCCGCCATTCCTTCGTCCGCTGGCGCTGGATGCGGCGTGGGGTCACCTAGTGGTCTCAGCGCGGGCCTGGGCGACGATCCCGCTCACGTACTCGGCACCGTCGCAGAACGCGTCCTCAGTGGCGTGGATTCCCTCGTCGTACAGGGCGTCCGAGATGGCTTCCTGCATGTTGCCCATGTAGAACCAGGCACCTTCCGCGTAGCGGTTGACAATCTCACGGTCAGTCGCGGGGTTGTAGTCCCTCATCTCGGTGGCTCCTGTGGCGGCGGTTCCCATGACTGAAGTATACCACCGGCACGGTGGAAAGAGTGCCCTACGGGGGATCGTTACAACACTGTGACCTCGAACCCCTGGACCGTGGCGGCCCGACACTTCGTCCCGCCGATTCCACCTCGACGCTGGGCGACACCTGGCGAGCTGGCCAAGGCGCTCGACCCCGAGACGGTGCAGACGCCGGCGCTCGACCTCATCGACGCAGCCCTTGTGGACGTCGCCGAAGGGCGCTGCAACCGCCTCATCATCTCGATGCCCCCCCAGGAGGGCAAGTCCACCCGGATCTCACGGTATGGGGTGGAGTGGTGGCTCCTGCGGAACCCGAACAGCCGAGTGGTGATGATCTCCTACGGGGACGACATCGCTCGGGTGTTCGCGTCTCAGGTTCGAGGGGACGTGGTTACCTTCGACGGGACGGACGGAACGATCGACCTCGGATTACGTGTCAGCCAGGAGAGCCGCGCTGCGGGACGCTGGACCCTAGCGCCGCCCCATAGGGGTAGCCTGACGGCCGTTGGCCTCTACGGGGCCATCACGGGGCGCCCCGTTGATCTGCTGGTGATAGACGACCCGGTGAAGGACTACCGCGCTGCCGACAGCGAACTCCTGAGCGAGCAGGCGTGGAACACCTGGCAGTCGGTCGCCCGACCTCGTCTCGCCCCGAACGCCCCGGTGATTGTGGTCCTGACGAGATGGCATGAGAACGACCTAGCCGGGAGGCTCTTGGCGCAACAGGCCGAGGATGCCAAGGCTGGACTTCCGCACTACGACCGCTGGATCGTGTTGAACATTCCCGCGCAGGCCGACCACCACCCTGAGCAAGGGCAATCGGACGTGCTCGGTCGGACCCCTGGCGAGTACCTGCGGAGCGCCCGAGGCAGGACCGACGCCCAGTGGGAGGCGACCAAGGCCGCCACCGCCCCTCGCATTTGGAGTGCGCTCTACCAGGGGCGCCCTTCTCCCGATGCGGGCGACGTGTTCAACCGCGCATGGTGGGTCCGCTACAGCGAGCCGCTCTGGTCGCGCGATGGCTTGGCCTACCGCATCGAGGACGGGCGCAACCTGCTCCAGTCCTGGGACATGACGTTCAAGGACACCACGGGGACCGACTTCGTGGTAGGCCAAGTGTGGGCGTACAAAGGCGCTCAGGCGTGGCTGGTCGATCAGGTACGCGATCGTATGACCTTCACCGAGACGCTCAAGGCGGTGCGGACCCTGACGGCGAAGTGGCCGCAGGCGACCGCCAAGCTGATCGAGGACAAGGCCAACGGGCCGGCGGTGATCGACAGCCTCAAGAAAGAGATAGGCGGCATCATCCCAGTCAACCCCAAGGAATCCAAGGTCAGCCGAGCGCGGGCAGTCTCACCCTTCGTCGAGGCGGGCAACGTGTTCCTGCCGACCAAGGACGTGGCGCTGTTTGACGTAGGGGGGTTCGTGGAAGAGACCGCCGGGTTTCCGACCGCTGCCCACGATGACCAGGTGGACGGCATGAGCCAAGCACTCCAGCGGATGATGCTGGGGGTTCAGATGGGCAACCTCTGGCAGCGAGAACTCGACGCATCGCCCACCGTCGTGGCTGGCGGGTGGGCAGACGTTCCCGGCGAGGGATGCCCGCAGAGTGACGATGGCGGGCACTTCTGGAACGACGGCTTCTGCGTCCACTGCCGGGCAGCCCAGCGGCCAACCGTCGCCGTGCCCAGCGGACCCGAGGCAGCGTGTAGTCACTATCGGCGGCGCAACGGCGTGTGCATGCTCTGTGGCAAGGACGTATAGTCAACCAACGGGACAGGGAAGGGAAACTGACATGGACGAAGTTCTTAGCGTCAAACACGGCAACGGCGGGTGTATGAGCATTGAGGTCTTGCAGGCGTTCTGTGCGCGGGCGTTGGAACTAGGGGCGGACCCCTGCAACGTCACGAACGTCCACGGGGTTGAGGTCACCTTCGTTCCTGGCTACCACCCCGAAAGTGACCTCGCAACCGTCTATCTGCAACCCTCAACCGGGAAACTCTGGGGGACGCCCACCACGTCGGTTAACTGGCCAACGGAATCGGCAAGGCCAGAGACTAGGGCGAGGGCCTAAGCCCTAATGCGGCCAGCGGCGCGTTTCTTGGCATGTCTGACCACAGATCATGCGGACGATCCCTATACTCATCTCGGCAGGGCCAAGCAGTGGCGCCTAGAGGTCGATGAGGGCAGGGGCTACGGGTACCCTTCGTGCTGCGTTATCTGGTACGCCCTACTGCGCCAGTTCAGGATTCCGCCGGCTCTGTTGATGATCGACCCTGACAGCGACGCTTGGCATTGGCCGTGGCGATTCGTCCCCTGCCCCCGTCATCGCTGGGTCGGCCGGCGAGGACCCCCGCCGAGGGCGAGGGCCTAAGCCCCCGCCCCCTTCGTGTCGGGGACGCCATCTCTGTGGGTGTCGGCAGAGCTATGGTCCCCTTCATGCAATCTTCGTCCCTCTTCCCAGAGATCGAGCGCAAACGCCTTCTCGATCGCCCGCAGCGCGCGGCGGTGCTTGTGCCCGTCGCGGAGAGGGGTGCCCGCGGGAGCGGCGGCGGGCGCATGTTGGGTCTCGCTCGGTAATTGGCCGCCACCCCCGCATTGGGCACAAGGATGAGCGGTCGCGTCCCCGGGGTTAGGCCCGGGTTGACCTGCCGGCTCTCTCTATCTTAGCACCTTGCGCCGCCGTGTGGAGCGCCTATCTAGGAGGTTCTTTCGTGCGGATTGGCCCGTTTGCAGTGTCCCGCGTCTCCAAGAGCGCCGACTATCCGATCCCGTCGCCCGTGAACGGCACGAACGCACCCCCGAACATCGAGCAATCCCTGCTCAATCAGGGCATGGGATGGCAGCTTCCGTTCCCGCCAGGCCATCCGCTCTACCCGTACTTCGGCTATGGCGCGGAGCCGCGGCAGTTCGACTACCAGACCGGCGCCAACATCACCGTCCGCCCTCGGTCGGGCAGGATCTCGTTCGACACGCTCCGGGCCTTCACGACGACCTGGGACGTTGCCAGGATGTGCATCGCCCACCGCATCAACTCGATCCGGTCGTTCGACTGGGCGATCGTCCCCGCTGACGGCGAAGAGGGCGACGACGACATCGACCTCGCCCTGCAAACTGGCCGGAAGGCCATCGAGAAGCCTGACGGTCGGCTGCCCTACAAGCGGTGGCTTGCCAAGGCGCTGAACTCACGTCTCCGCTATGACGCCCTGACGCTCTACAAGCGACGGGACATGCTCGGACGTGTGATGGCGCTAGAGGTCATCGACGGGACCACCATCGCCCCAATGCTCGACTACTACGGCCGGCTGCCGGTGGGTGACGCCCCGGCCTACCTCCAGTTCGCCAACGGCGTGCCGTGGGACTGGCTGGCTGACCGGGACGTCATCTATGCGCCCTACTTCCCGCAGGAGGACAGCCCTTACGGTTGGGCGCCGGTCGAGGACGTGATCGCCACCGCCAACATCGACGAGCGGATGACGCTCCACCTGCTGGAATACTGGAACACGTCGAACCTCCCCGCGGGTTGGCTGGAGGCGCCGGAATCCTGGGACGACCCCGCCAAACTGGACGACTTCCAAGCTAGGCTGAACGCCAAGCTCCTGGGTGACCAGCAGAAGAAGGTTCAGGCCCACGTCGTACCACAGGGGACGAAGTTTACCCCGATCCGTGCTGAGGCGTTCGACGAGGAAGCCTACCTCTGGGGATTCCGCAAGGGTTGCGCCGCCTTCGGCGTGGTGCCGCAGGACCTCGGTGTCACGATGGACGTCAACAAGGCGACGGGAGAGACGCAACTAGACGTCCAGGCTCGGATCGCTGATCGTCCGATGTGCGAGGACCTCGACGCGCTCATCACCAGCTACTTGCAGGACGACCTGGGGCTGCCGGTGAAGATGCAGACCTCCTATGCCGCCGAGAAGGAGGACCGCGTCGCCGACGCTCAGGTGTGGAAGATCGGCACCGAGGGCGGCGCTGTGACCGTGGACGAATGGCGCTCCGAGATGTTCGGGCTGGAGGTCGATTCTGACCGGCCCGTGCCGCGGTTCGTCATGAGCACTCGGGCGGGGCCGATCCCGCTGGCCAACCTGTTCGCCATCTCCGGCCCGATCAACCCCGCCACGGGTGGGCCGCTGGACACCGTGCCTCTGTTGGACACCGCCAAGAAGCCGTTTGAGGCCGCTGCCGGTGTGGCGCCCGGAAAGACGCTCAACACTCCCGGCGCGCTCGTCTCGACGTTCAACCCTGACGAGCCGCAGTTCCCGCAGGACGAGCTGGCTGCCACCCCTGCCCCCACCACGATCGCCACCGTGGCCAAGAGCGAGATCGCTGGCATCACGTCCGAGACTGGCCTAGTGGGCATGGACCTACTGGACGATGAGGACGACGAGGACGACCGGGTGGCAAT